AATCGAATTACTTAACATAAACCATTATTTTTTCATTGGTTTCGCGATGACTGGTTGAATTCACATTTTTATTATACATCGGCTGCGAACTTTTCAATATAAAATATTTGGCAGATACTTTATTCATATCTTTTAATAAATCATATACATTTCCTGTATTTTCTGAACCATATCCAGACAAAATATAGCACATTTTTCCTCCTGGTTTCAACACAAAATAGCACAACTTAATTGTAGCTTCCCAATATTTGTCTAACCATTCTTCATATGTTTTATACTGAGTAGTACTTTGTTCTTTACCAGGATATAGTTCCAATCGATAGTAAGGTGGACTAAAAAATACAACGTCAAAATGGTTTTTATATTTATTCTTAAACACCTGATTTTTGGCCAATTGTTCGGATGGTTCTTGGTAAATATCTACTAGTTTATTCGGATAAAATTGGCTTGCAAATTTTTTCGTTTTATTGCATACGTTAGGAATTACATCCGTACCTACATATTCATAGACACTAGGACATTCTAAAAATCCATAACAATAAGACCCCCATCCCATTGTCGGTGTAAAAATACTACCACCTTTTAACACAGATTCATTCAGTGAATATACTAAATATGGGTTCATGATCGATGCGCGAAAATAGAATGAAGAAAAAACGCTACCCAATCTACCAAGATTCATATAATGCAATGCACTCGGTGTAAGCAATTTATAGTCAATAATTTCACGTATAAACAAATCTTCTAAAACAATTAAAAAAGAGGGTGTATTTTCAAACCCCGATTTTGTATTTCGCAAAATGTCCTTATAAAACATGTTTCGGATTACATTTTTGTAAACAACAAGCGAATTATTATCCATGTTTTTGTTTTTCATTGGTATATGTGATATGGTTAATTCGTCTGGTAATTTCATTGATACGTCATAAAATCTTTCCAAATATTCTGCGCGGTTAACTATATGATGAAACAGCTCTTTTATATTTTTCGTTGATACGTTATTCGATTTCATATAATCAACCAATGGAACCAATGTTTTGCCTCTTTTCACTGTTGAATTTTTTAAAAACTCAGCAAATGTTCCTGATTTTTGTTTATGAAATAGTTTTAAAAATTCATCCTTTGAAATAAAAAACATGTACTCTAAACTATATACTATATAATCATTAGGTTTATTTTTATATTTTGTATTTTGTATTTTGTATTTTGTATTTTGTATTTTGTATTTTTTTGTTGTTATTTACTTTATAAAATTATAATATCCACTAGTATACCTATTATAAATGAATCCAAAATATTGCATAAAGATAAATATGATAAAAGTCCATTGACACATTAAAACGACGATATCCACAAAGACCTCACAGTAAGTATATTTCATTTTGTATTATGTTTGATGCATTATTCAGCAATTATCTATTTTAAATCAATTTTTTATACAATATACATTCAATCGCATTCATGTAATCTTCATTTTTTATGTTTCATAACAATTATTATATTTTAGAATATAGAATTATTATATATATAACAATATATAATACTAATGCAAAAAATAATTTTATATGAATTTGGACATAATGGAGACTTATTTCATGTTATGCCTTTTATTGAAATAATTGTAAGTCAAAATCCAAATTTATTTTTTACGTTTCATATAATTGATGGGTTTACTGGGTATGATTCAACTTTAGATTTTCATTATCTGTTTCATGATATAATAAATAAATATAACAATACTAATATTGAACATTACGATATTCATAAAAATAATAAAAACATATGGAATAATTCACATCATGCACAAACATTTATCATTGATGATTGTATATTTATAAATCTTTTTTCTGTTTTGCTTCCTTCATTGAACGGATGGAACGCTGATTTAATAAATAATAATAGCGAACCTTGGTGGAATTTAGATAATAGAGTAAAATGGTTAAGTTATTATAAAGATTATTTTTTTAATATTACAAAAATAAATATCAATTTAAGTGCAATATCAAGATTAGATATGATGACAAAATTACCCAGAATAAATATGGACGAACATATAAATATAATAAAAAATCTAAAATATAAAACAAATATTTTTTTTTATAACCAATATGGAGGATGGGATTATAATCATACTGTTCATGAAGATAATATTATTTTTGAATATATATTGAACCATTATAATGATGTTAATATTATTACTAGTAAAAAATCAGATATTAAACATGGTAGTATTTATTGTGTAGAAACATTATTTGACAATAAACCTACCCCTTGCGGAAAAAACTTAATAATCAACGCGGAAATTGCTAATTTATGTAATATAATATTTTTTAGATTAAACGGAGGTACTGAATTTATATTTAGTAAAAATTATGTTAATAATACAAGTACTGAATATATTTACATAGGGAATATACAATATTTATCAAGAATACATAATTTACGACCTAACGTAATTCATTTAGATTTGATAAAATAAAAAATCTTCTGTATAAAATAATTTTTTATATTTTATACAGCAAAAAATAAGAAAAAGTGTAAAAAATATTCGAAGATACGACAAACATCAAAATATTCATTATATATACAATAATGAATATTTTCTAATTATTTACGTAATACAAATGATATAAGTATATTCCATAATAATATGAACTTATGCATTTATGTATATTATTTTTAGAATAATCAGTTAATCCAAACCAGTGTAAAATAGTCATATTAATCAAAATATTTCTATCATATTTATCAAATAAATCTATATAATTATTTATGTTATTATTAACGTTTACTGCAATATTATTTTTTTCATCGATTGTAAAAAAATGATTTTGATTATTATTGATTTCATCAAAACCACTCAATGAATAAACAATCTTACCAATGTCATATTCTTTCGGTCCAAACAATTTTGTATCACCAAAATATCCTCTAGGATCTATAAACCATATTTTATTATTTGTATCTATTAAGATATTCGACATATGTGGGTCGCCGTGAATAGTATTATACTCGCATTTTTCTGTAAAATACTTTTTAATATTTTCATATATTTCTTCTATTATATGAGTATGATTATATTTTATTTGAATGTTATTCACACTACATATATGATTAAAATAAGTTAACAAAGGATTAATATTATCAATTCTTTTCAAAACTTTATCATAAAATTCGATTCGGATATCCCGTAACAAGTCATCGTTTGATATAGTCAGTGTATCTACATTGTGAATTTTCTCAATTTCATTCAATAATTTGGTTATGATATTTTTTTCTGTTTTTATACACACATTATTAAAGACGTCAATTGCATTTTTTGCGCCAATAATTTTTTTCATTTTGAATGCATTTTCACCAAATTCAATAATTTCGGGTATATTATCGACAGCAATATATTTATAAAATGCCATTTCGTTCATGATTATTTTATTACCATATTCACAATTAGCACATTTTTCTATAATGGTATCATTTATATCTATCAATTCATTGAAGTACCTAATATTGTATAACTTTTTACTATGTATATGAGAACATAGTTTTTGATAATCCCCAATATCAGTTAATTTTTCAATTTCAAATGTTTTAAAATCACCGAAATTATCTTTATAACAATCGCAAATATCCATTTTCGGTTCAAATATATTTATATGATTGAACGACGCAAAATAATAAATACCTATGACATTTCCAAACGGTTTTTTAATAAGTGTATTATCAATTGCATCATATCTTCCATAATTTTTGTAGGTGAAAATGATACTGGTATCATCAAATATGTCAAAGGGTATGATTGATTCGGGAAAAATATCACACCATGTAATCAATATCTTTTTGTTAGTAAATTTACTGTTTTGTAGTGATTTGTGTAATGTATAACTATTTTCTTCGCCGTGATTACAATCTACATTTACAATTTCATATTGAATATTAAGTAATTTTAAATAAAAATCGACAATAATATTGTATTTTGAATCAATAACAATCAAAAACTTTTCAGCATACTTTCTCCAATAATCAACGATTTTATGCAATATATTCAAATTATCAATGTTCACCAATAATTTAGGTATGTGTTGCGTTATCGGTAAAAGTCGTGTTCCTTTACCCGAAGCACATATTACTACATAATCAATTATTTTATTTTCTATCAGATTATTCGCAATTGCTCTTTTTTTTTGGATTTTTGACTTGAAATTATTATAATCATCATTCATATTATATTGAATATTGTGAAATGTTTTCATCAAATTATAGTTATTAATAAATGAAAAGTTTAAATATTTTTTGAAATTGAATAATACTTCGTCTTTGAAAATGTTTTCACCACATATGTATATTTTTTTTTGATTCGCTAATAATAAACCGATCTCAATAAGAGAACCTATATGTTCCTTCTCATTTTTTTCCAAATATAAAATACCAAACTCTGAATTATTGATGTCATTCTGTATTATGTTGCAAATAGTTTCTTTATCATTGTTTGTGATATAATCTTTCGGTTTATTTACGTTTATCCAATTTGCTATGATAGGAAAATTATTTTGCAGTTTCAACCATTTTTCACGATGAACAGTTTTCGATGATATATAAAAGGGCAAATAATCAAATCGAAGTTTAACAGTGAAATCTGTAATATTATAATAATTATGTATTTTGTTAAGCGGCTTAATTGTATCGTAGTATACATAATTTTCATTATTAACTAATACACAATTATATATCACATTATAAGCAGATGCCCACCCTTTATATGAATCCTCGAATGCTATTATATCATGATTTTCTGTATCACGAGGTAATTTATCTAATAATTTTAAATAACATTCGTTGTTCGGTTTTCTTTTCGAACAATGGTATCGCGTAATAATTATATTACACTTCTTAAGGAATGAAAATTTATTAGATATCAAATTAAACATTTCTTCCGTTGTATCGGAAACAATACAGATGGTTTTTCCATGTTTTATTAATGTATGAAAAAATTCATAGAATCCATCGATCAGTTTTATATTCTCTATTTCGTTTTTATACAAATTATTTTTTTCGGAATATATACATTGATAAAATTCGGAGAACTTCTGTTCAAATGAGATGTCTAGGGAATGATGAATATTGCAATATTCATTCCATTCTAATTCATAATCCATTATTTTTTTGAATGCTTTTTTATAACAGTTATAATGTACATATTCAGAATCTATAATTACTCCATCTAAATCAAAAACAAATGTAGAGAAATTTAAAATATTCATTATATGTTGATAATACTTTTATTTATTACTATTAACGCAAAGAATATTTATTGATAAAATTGACAACGCATAAGAACAATGGTTCTGGTAAATTATTTATATCACACCATTTCCATTGAAAGCATTTTTCAGGTTCTCTCAATACCGGTTCTATTATTTCATTTATAGTATATAATTGATATAATGTAATATAATGTTTTTTATCATTGTAAAATATATCATTTGTATATCCATGATCGAGTGGTGTTATATCTTCTAAATTTATACCGGTTTCTTCCAACAATTCTCTTTTTCCACATTGTTCAGGGGTTTCGTTTAATTCTAAATGGCCTCCAGGAAAACACCATTCTCCGTGTCCATGAGAACCTTTTCGTTTTCCTAATAGTATTTTATTATTGTATTTTACTATAACCAATACGCCTACTCCTGGTCGAAACATATAATACTATACTACACATTTAGGGATTAACTACTTTATATATTTAATATTTAACAAAAATTGATAAACAATAAATATACTATAAGTTATAGAAACTATACTATAAACTTAATGCAATATCAATCATCAATTGAAGAAATAATGGACGAAATGGTATGTGATATCGAGTACCAATTTGATTTTGAAGACAATATTGAGTTATCGCAAATACCATCCTATAAAATTAAACACGTAACCTTCAATTATATTCCTTCTATTCGGGTTATACCAAATAAAGAGGATATTATTGAAAATTCAATTGCAAGAAAAAATGAGCTTTGGTGGAACAACCTTGATTATACGTGGTTTAGAATTTCTGCAAACAACGATATAATGCAATTTGTTCGTCGCTATCCCAAAGAGAACTTTGATAAAATACACAAAAGATTGTGGTACGAATATGACGAAGAATGTTATTCGGGACTATATAAATCGATAAACATTTGAAATGGAAAAACAATATAAAACTTATAAAAGTTATATAATATATTATAATGGAAAATAGTAAGACCGTGTATTTCAAAACAGATGACAACATAATCATAAATGAAAACTGTATAAGATGGGTAAAAAAAATGAGTGATTGTTTAGAAGTTTGTATCAAAGTATCGGGTTGTGATCTAAAAGAAAATGGAGATACGCATAAAATATGTAGATTAAATAATCCAGATAGTTATAATAAACTGAATGAACACTTTGGATAAAAAATTGTGTAAAATAAAATATGAATACGGTATAATTCATATTTTACACGCTCTAGGCAGGGTTTGAACCTGCGACCTCATGGTTAACAGCCATGCGCTCTACCGACTGAGCTACCAAAGCACTAATCATTTTACGATTATATTATTATGAATTATCTATAGAGATGATGTAGCTACCCTACTTGAATTTCTTGAACGTTTTCTTACTTCAGTAAAACCTTCAGATGAAGAAGCAGCAGCAACAGCAGCAGATCTACTATCGGTTCTTTCTAAACGAGGAACATAATTTTCACGAAATCTAGGCTGGCTTCTTGTAGGGTGTAATTGTTCATTTAGCTTTTGTGTCTCACACATTAACATTCCACCTAACATACCAGTAATATTGGATGAATGATACTCATGTTGTCCATTATCGGATTTAACCAAATCAAATTCTACATATTCACCTTGGACTAAGAATTTATAGTGTGATTGTTCAGATAAAGTAATTGCTGAATAGTGAGCAAAAATATCGTTTCCCTTTTGTTCTCCATTACATACTGTAATGAATCCAAAACCGGATTTATTATTAAACCATTTAACTTTACCAATTAACCTCTCACTAGACATATTACTGATATACATTACATCGTGCTATGTTTTTATATTGATTTCTATAAAACATTTTTTCTTATAACATTATATAGTATAGTATATACAAATGAATAAGTCTTTAACCACGAAACGCATTTTAGGAATTTCAATGAATAAAATAGTATCTATTGTATTTTTGATATTATCATTATTAATTTCATTGGCATTAACCAATGTAAGTATATTAGTTAACTCTAAAACCGTATCATTACCAAACGTATTAGACAATTCTGTTAATATAATACCCGATATGTAAAATTAACACAAAAACAGCTCTTTTAAAATGTAATAATTCGGCTTAGTATCATACTCTAATTCATAACAATACTTAAAATAATTATAAATAGAATCGGTTGTGATTTTACTTATATTTTCCCATTTTTTTTCTCTTCGTCTGAATATATTTTTTGTATGAGTTAAATGCGTTTCTGATACATTGGATTCATTATGTTCTATCATATTCGCGTTGTTCCATGGTAGTTCCCTATTACTTAGATATAAATACATATAACCCAACGAAATCAAATCATTACGTCTCGATACAGTATCACCACAATGTGTAAAATAGCTTACATATTTTGGTGTTCCTATTATATGTTCTGAATCGATTTTTTTCACATGTTCGCTATTTTCATCAATATAAATTGCAGATAACCCAAAATCGATTATATACAAATCCCCATCGTTAATCATAAAATTGTGCGGTTTAATATCACGATGGAGAACCCAATGTTTATGAATATTTTCCAAAATATCAATGCATTTTATCATAATCATATTCAATTTACTTTGATCTATATTTTTGTTATTTATGTAATCTTGTAAATTACACGAATAATAACTCATAATTAAACACGTGTATTCTTGATAAATTCCATACCAATATATGCTAGGTATATTCTTACAACCATTACATGCCAAATGATTTAATATAGTGGTTTCATATTTCAATATTTTATAAACAGAATCTACATCGCGTTTTTCGGTTTTTATTGCGACTTCTTCTCCTGTTTTTATATTTCTTCCTTTATATACAATACCAAATTTACCTTGTCCCAATACTTGTTCTATATTGTATTTCTTACCTATTATTGTTGTCGTCGTCGTATTTATCATATTATATTATATAACGTATAATTATCTACAAAATATATATAAAAATGAAATTAACTTTAGATAGTATTAAAAAACCAATTTATTTAATTTCTATAGGAATATTGTATTTAATGTATTTTCTAATATTCTTTGGTCTATTTAACATTAATAAAGAATATACACGATTATTGAGTAGTTTTATTCAACTCGGTATTTGTCTATTTTTAATAATACGTTTCAACCCATTCCGAAAACATGAATTGAGAGAATTCGATGGTGTGATTATTTTTGGAAGTGCAATGTTTTTATTAGCAAACTTGGGTATAACCGAATATATTGTTCAATTTGTAAGAAATAAAAGCTCATCATATATAACAAAAAATTGATTTATATTATATACAAATAACTGCAAAATAGAAAAAAACATGTCTCTTAATATAAGTACAAGTTCTGTACATGAAATAATAGCAGCCATTTTATTACTAGCCATTATAATTTTCGTTTTACGATTTTTTGGAAATATATTTTACGCTTTATTTTGCTATGGTATAATATGTTGTTGTAAAAAACAAGAATCACCAATTACGCCGATTGTGCATATTGTACCACCCATTTCAAACAACGATATTCATACAATTATACCATTTGCACAAGTAATACATACAGAGGAAAATAATGATTCATATAGTATTATTCCAATCGCTACAGAGTGCAAAAAGTAAACTACATACTATATAAATCAATTGCGTTTTCATGCCATTTATTTTTTGGATTTTTTGCTTTTTCTACATATCATTTTAGTTGTTCTATTACCTTTTCTCCTTTTCGTAGTTTTTCTGTAACTTTTACCACCGCTACTTGCTTGATTATTTGAAAGTTTACCAACATTTCGTTTAGTATTATTAAAAATTTCGTTTCCTTGATTTATTCCATAAGCAAGATTTTTGTATTCTCGATCCATCGCAAGTTCATTGGATATTTTAATGTTTCTTGAAATATAATCATTAAGATTGTTGTAGTATTCCTCTGGATTGAGTCGAACTGCCTCCTCAGCTGTGATAGGTTCTCCATCTATAGTCATTGGAAATTGTTCAACTAAAGTATCTGTTAAATTGTTTTCACTATATTTTTGTATTAAATATTCACGCATGTTTTTTAACCATTCAATATCTCTACTATATTTTTTGAATGATGTTTCGCCTACATTTTCTATTGCATATTTTAACAACATATTAATATAATTAAATTGTTCTTGTGGTGACGCCATTTCATTTTCACAACAATATTTTCCATTTTGTGTATATTTTGGATATTGATCTGGATTACAACCTAAACTTCCTGGGTTGCTTATATTAGATATATATTCAGAAAATGGAACAGCATTTTTGCTAAATTTGACATTTGGACCAGGTACACATTTTTTTTGTGTATTAATTTCTTCTTCATTAAATATAACTGCGTTTTTTTGCAATGATAAAGGAGGGAGTTCAGAGAAATTAGCAAAAACTGACATATATATATATATATATATACTTTTTACAGAGTGCAAAAAGTAAACTACATAAATCAAACAACAATAATATAAAATAATTTTTATATTATTAATATAAACCTATTGCAATAAATGAATTCTTTGGATATAAATCAAATATTCGAAGACGTCCAATCCGATAGTTCATTGTTAGCGGATCTGGATATAAATGTATTATTAAAAACATTAGACAGCGATAAAACAAGTTATCTTGAAAATAAAACAGTCGATGATTTTCTCAAAGAAAATATGGATGTAATTAACTCAATTGATGGTATTAATAAAGATCATATAAGAACAATATGTGATAAATTACTTTCATATCGTTATGTTGAAAATTTATTTGATTTGCATAAAGGTAAGCATATACGTTGGATTCGATTAAATTGCAATGATAAAAAATTAACAAATGGTGGAATTGTAATGAATATAACCTTTCTCGATAATGGTACTCATGTATTGTGTAGAAATTCGGCCAATAAATTCATTCAAATAAAATTCGATGATTGTGTTATTTTTCAAAAATTCACTATAAATGAACAATTAATATTATTAACATATCAATACATGTTAGAACACAATAATTAGTACCGTTTCTTTCGAGTAAATGATTTTACAGTATAATTTATATTTTTCACAGTTTTATTTTTCTTCGTAATCATATAGAAAAATTCTCGAATATGGTACATCATTTGTTTTGATACTGCTAAATCTATTTCGACTTCATTCTCACTTTTAACACTGGTATTTAAACTTTTATTTTTGATAAACCATTCATATAAAAAATCACTACACTCTGTTTTTACTATATTACGCATTGGAGTATTACAACAATTTACAAAATTTGAATTAATGAATCGATTGATGATTTCGTATGTCTTCATTTTATGATAATATGCTTTTGGTTGAATGTAATAAACTTTATCATTTTTCATTTTATCGTAATGCGTATTATCAATAAAGCAAATTTCGGTTTTTCTAGGAACTAATAGACATCGTATTAATTCATTGTATGTTTTATTATTCGTTGTGCGTCTTGGATCGATTATCTGTTTATTTATTTTAAACGCGCATATATAATCATCAAATAAACCGTCGACATTTTGTTTATTTTCCAAATATTGTATTATCATATTCGTCCATTGTTTTTGTAATCGATTATTCGTATAAATACATACTTTATCACATTCCCCCTTAACCTTTTTATAATACAAAAAATCCAAAATATTTAAAATACCATAACGCAAAAATTCGGGATATAATTCTAGCAATTCATTAAAATTTTCTTGTGTATTATTAAAAACAAAATAAGTATTTATAGTAGTATACTCAAGTAAGCCTCGCCATAGAATATCCAAATCACCAAATGATCCAATCGTTTCATCTAAATCAAAAACAATAACTTTTGAAGATGATGTAGATACACTATTTATATTGGTGGATGGTTTAATAAATGATTTACCTTTGTATACTTGTATATTGTTATTCTTGAACATAGTTTTATTTTATATATATATTGAAAGAGTTATACATACTCAATATATATTATATGAAGCCAAATTTATAATCCAGTTGAACCGAACCCACCGTCTCCTCTCGAAGTAGAAGATAATTCACTTTCATCCACTATATTAACATAAATTGGATAAAGCGATGGATGACAGATTTGTACTAATCTGGTATGTTTTTCAACAGTATAGAATTTTGTACCATTTTCCAATGGAAGCAATCTTAACGCAGCGATAATTGAACCTCTGTATCCCATATCAATAATTCCAGTATGATTTGCCAGCATTAATGGAGTCTTAGAAATACTTGATCGAGGGTGAACATTAAAGCCAGTTGGAACCATTTTTTTTAAGATAGAATCATAATTTACCATGGATGTTTTTATTCCCATATTAACAAATGTGGATTGATAAGGAACATTAAATAATATGTCCTGAGGAACAAATACATCAAACCCAGAATTTGGATATTCATCATTTAATATCTGAAAATTATGTTTATTAACATGTTCTCTGTAGAGTTCTAATAGTTCAGTGTTGGAATGATCGAGTGCAATATTTAAAACAGCAAAATTGTTTGCGTACTTTTGCACGAGGGCTTTTAAAATTGATTCGAAAACAGACATATTATACCATTAAACGTAAGGATCTTTTTATTTAGGTTTAATTTAATATAAATTGTAGGTTCTCTAAAAAGTAGGGGTCTATTATTAATAGTTTTTTTTTGGAATTGGACATTTTAAAAATGTCCATTTTTTATTTTATGAAAATACTTTTCCAAGGCCATTTTTTGAAAAAACGCGATTTTGCACTTTTTCAATTTTCGCTGCATTATGCAATTATTATTTATATCAAAAATTCGGCCCTTTCCATAATGTTTTTTTGATGTATCTTTTTTCCGCGGAATTTTGGCGCCCAAAATATCTGGGGTTATTGTAAATGGATCCCAAAATTCCGCGGAAAAAAGATACACGAACTGATTCTATTTTATTATATAACGATAAATGCAGTGATGAATATACAGATAATCCCGAAAATGAAAAAGTTGTATCTTTTTTTGGTGTTGAAAATGGATCCCATTTAGACAATTCTGGATCCCAAAATTCCGCGGAAAAAAGATACATCTGCGAAATATGTAATTTTATAACAACTCGAAAACAAAATTATGATAAGCATTTGCTAACAAAAAAACATGTATTAAATGTACATAACTGCACAAAAAAACCAAATAAACAATTTAATTGTCATGCATGTAATCTGATATTTAACAAAAATATAGATTTAGTAAGACACTGTGAGAGTAAAAAACATCTCATTAATAGTGGTCAAATAAAGAAACAAACCACGTTTTACTGTAATATATGTTCTCTAAATTTTGACAAGAAATCAGCATATAACAAACATATATCTAGTAAAAACCACACAGTTAAGTATAATGAACATAATGAAAAAAACGAAACATACGAATGCAGCCATTGTTTTGAAAAATTTACAGAATATTCAATGTATAGTATTCATACAGAAAAATGCTATACGATACATAGTTGCGAACATGACAGTAGTTCTCAAAAAAATACAACTTTAACCATAAAGAATAACGAAACACATAAAAATTCAACTACGGGAGCTACTACTGATTACATTGAAATAATTAATAAGCTTTTAACTGAAAACCAAGATTTGCGAAATTTCTTAATTGATCAATCCAAAGAACAAAATGACATTATGAACAAATTAGTTGAAATTACAAAAACAACGTCGATAACAAATGCTACAATGACAAATAATATAAACGGAAATTTAATAAATAACAACCAAAAATTTAACATTAACGTATTTTTAAATGAACAATGCAAGGATGCCATTAATTTACCGGAATTTATAGAAAACATAGAAGTATCTCACGAAGATTTGGAGAACAATGCTCAATTAGGATTTGTGAATGGTATTTCTAAGATTATTTTAGACAATTTAAAACAATTAAGTATTTACGAACGTCCAATACATTGTACTGATCTAAAACGCGAAACGGTTTATGTAAGATGTGATGATAAATGGTCAAAAGAAAATTCAGCGGATAAATTAAGTACAGCAATACGTGATATCAGTTATAAAAGCATTGGTGTATTAAATGAATGGAAACAATCTAACCCGGATTATCAAGATATTAATTCAGAATTTTCGGACAAATGTATTGTTATGTCAAAAAATACATTAGCTGGATATGAACGCGATACATATTATCCAAAAGTAATAAGAATAATTTCAAAAGAAACAGTAATTGACCGCAATTCTATAGAGAATTAATTATGCCATACTATACAATAAAAAATAGTTTATATAATTTTTATTGTATTTTTATATTTTTAATTAGAACCCCATATTATAATCATCATCACATACTGTAGTATCACCTTGTTTTATATTGGAAATATTGTTTTTAATTTCAATGTTATTCTTGGAACAATTTCCGTATACAGTTTCTTGTGCTACGCCAAACATTTCTTCAATGGTATTTGTCTTTTGTATTGGTTTATCATCTAATTTATTCATTTCATTCATATCTAATACTAATCCAAAAGAACCAGTACCATAATTACCATATTGTCCGCACATTACACTAGCAGATACACCTCGCATTTGATCAAAATCTGCATGTCTGGCTGCATTTAATAAGACCTCTGTATGAACTTCAAATGTAGCTTTGGCAATTGGTCCGATATCATCATTCAATAATCCTGATCTAAATATTGGAACCATATCTTTATTCATAGTCATTCTATCACATAATAAACTCAAATGATGGTAATTAATATAGGCATCACTACTTTCCATAACTTCAACAATTTCATTGTATAGTGTTTGTCTGGCGGCTTCTATACCTAAAACGTCATATATTTCACGGATATCATTACTATAGGTTCTTTCATAATCAATATAATCCAGACCGAGTGCATCCAATAAATTGGTTCCTGTTGTATCTAATATCCAAGTATCCTTTCTTACAAATTTACCTTCTTCTTGAACAACCATATTTTGTAATTTACGCGGTAATACTTTTTCAATCTTATTAACACCACGCAAAACAACATTTTCCAATAATGCATCTTGGAAATTTTTAAGCATATAAATTTCATCAGATTGATCCAATGTATTTGCAATACGTTTCTTTTTACCAGCTTCATTTAATACACGAATTCTGAATATCAATTTGTCTTGATTATAATCTGCAAATATGCAACCAATATTATCTCCATTTGAACTATTTTTAATTGCAAAATGAATGTCATCCATGGTTATATTTTTATCTAACATAACTTCGGCATCCATCTCCATACGAATAATCCATTTTGATTTTGAACTAGCACTTTCGTTTTGTTGATTAATACATTCTTCTAACATATCTTCAAATTCATAATATTGTTCTAATAGAATACGATCATCTTCAATAAAAGTACTGCGCTCATTTGGATCAAAACATATTTGAATTGATTTAACTACATCGACCAATTTAGTATATTCAATCATATTAGCATATTTGGCAGCTTTATCTTTATCGCGTTCATCAATAGACTTTAAATATATAGTTAAAGATGGACTTTTTGGATTTTTTGTAAGACGTAATAATTCTTCTATACGTGGAACACCGCGAGTAACATTAGATTTACTAGCTACACCTGCCAAGTGAAATGTATTCAATGTCATTTGTGTAGTAGGTTCGCCAATACTTTGGCCGGCAATTACACCAACCATTTCTCCTGGATGAACAATCGATTGTTTATATTTAAGAATAACTGTTTCTAATAGTAAAATCAAGGCTTTTCTATGAAAACGTTTATTAACTAACAAATCCTTTGGTGATAAATAATAATAATACAGAATTTCAAATAATTTATTTGGTTTAACGTATTCTATTGTTTCAAGGCGTCTATAATATTCTTCAATTAATTGGAATGCTTCTAATGGAGTTATATCTACAACGGAATTTGCACTTAAACTCAATTGACCTTGAATATTAGCGATATTATTTGGGAATGATACAGGAATTTTAACTGTATTGTCATCTTTGTTTTTAAAAACAGACTTAACGATTTTCTCTCTATATTCGATCATTTTATTTATATTTTTTTTACACATAGCACGAGTTTCTTCGCGTTGTTTCTTCATTCTGGCTACAGTACCTTTGCTGTAAATACTTAACAAATCCTTATCATAATCATTTAATCCAATAATATCATAATGCATATAAATCTCTTCTAAATTCATACCTACAATCGGTACAACTTGATTCTCAACCCGGGTTGTATCAATTCCATCATCACCATATGCAAACTGAACGATTTTACCTTTGTTATTGCGAACTGTCATATCATACTCGACTTTTAAATCTTCAAGACCTTTAATTAATCTACGTTGAATATACCCAGTTTGGGAAGTTTTAACAGCAGTATCAATAAGACCAATACGACCACCCATTGCATGAAAGAATAACTCTGGTGCAGTTAATCCTGAAATGTATGAATTTTCAACAAATCCACGCGCATTTGGACTATCGTCATATTTATTGAAATGTGGAAGTGTTCTGTTATCAAAACCATACGGAATACGCTTACCATCAACATTTTGTTGTCCAAGACCGGAAATCATTTGTGATATATTAAGCATATTACCCTTTGAACCAGAATTAACAATCATTAAGAAACGATTATCTCGACTCAAACTTCCACGAGCAATTTTACCAGATTCATCCATAGCTTTATTTAATAATTTATTCACTTGAATTTCAAATTCAGTTGAGTTCGAATTTGCAGTATTATTCTCAAAAATACCCAAATGAACTTTGTCGATTAAAGATTGCACTTCTAATTTTTGTCCAGTAATTGCTTGAACAATACTTTGTTGTGTATTTTTATCGGCAATCAAATCACTAATACCTACACTAAAAGAACTTGTTTTCATGTACTCAGTGACAACATTTTGTAGGTCATCAATATAATTAGAACAAGCCATATGACCATAATCATTGAATATTCTATGGAGAACACCTTTTGTAGTAGCAGCTAATACTTTTTTTTCAATTTGACCTCGAATGTATTTACCATTACGAATTTCTAATACATTATTGGAATTTTCGTAATCTTCTTTATTGTCATATAGATTAGTTGTATATGAAAGGGTGATTGGAGGCGTAATTTGGGAAAGAACTTCAAAACTTGAAACATTTTTCCCAGCATCGCGAATCGCTTTTGTATTTACATTTGAATACATCATTAACAAGTTCATTGCATCTCTTGGTGTTAAATTAACATTTGCTCTTGTAAATCTGTAAGAACCCAATAACGAATCTTGATAGATACCAATAATAGGCGCATTTGCTGCAGGACTTACAATCTGATATGGAATTGCAGCTAAGTGTCTTAATTCTGTTTCGGCTAATACATTTTGTGGCATATGCATGTTCATTTCATCACCATCGAAATCCGCATTATATGGACGGGTATCACCAACATTCATTCTAAATGTATCACCTTGTTTCATGATCTTAACAATATGACACATCATAGACATTCTATGCAAACTGGGTTGACGATTGAAAAGAACCGCATCACCATCTAACATATGACGATGAACAATGTCGCCATTTTCTAGACGAATTGAATTACGGTCAACATATCGTAATGATACACTTTCTCCATTCTTCTTTTCCAATATCTTGGCGCCGGGATATACATCTGGACCATTTTGCACTAATTTCATTAAATAATCACGATTTCGATCATTAACAACAATTGGTTTTGTAATATTTTTTGCAATTTTCATTGGAACACCGAGTTGTCGAATTGATAAATTAGGGTCGCCTGTAATTACAGAACGAGCACTAAAATCAACACGTTTCCCCATTAAATTACCACGAATACGACCATTTTTACTATTTAAACGGCCCATAATACATTGATATGGTCTTCCTGAACGCTGGGCTAATGGTGCAGCACCCTTGGTTTTATTATTCACAATCATTGCTACAAAATATTGTAATAAACGGGATAATCCATCGATTACATTTGCAGAAGCATTTGCATCGATTTTTTCTTGTAAATCTTTATTTGTCTTTATAATATTAATGTAAATATGTGTTAAATCATCTTCACTTCTTTGTTGTGCATCATGTTTAACCGAAGGACGAACTGCAGGAGGAGGAACGGGCAAAACTTGACATATAAACCAATCTGGTCTTGACCATACTGGACTGAATCCCATAAAATTAACATCTTCATCACTTATTCTTCTAAAATTTTTTAATATAATTTCAGGAGTAAGTCTAATATTAACTTTTTTGTTTTCTCCAGTTTCAGTCTCAATGTTTTCCCAAATAGCATAGATTGATGCCATTTCTTCCAATTTAATTTTATCAGGTTGTTTGCATCCACACCCATCGTCGGTTTGTTCTCCGCAACGTTTAACTTTAGCGGCTAATTTTGATACATAATCCCAACGATCTTCTGATTTCATTGCAAGTGCATGTATATGTTTAGTTTTATTAATTAATAAACGACTACATTTAAAACAAACACATTTTGATACCTTCATAATTTCTTTTATATGTTGCATAAAGAATACAGGACGTGCTAATTCAATATGTCCAAAATAACCAGGAGTATCAATATATGTGTTTCCATCCGTAGGACAAATTGTACCTGGTTCCAATACACCCATGCGTGGATCAAATAATCCACCAATTACAGGTTTATTATTACTATAAGTATCGCGTGAAGTAATTTCAACTACTGAATTTTTACGAATTTCTTCAGGCGATAATATACTAAATTGAATACCGATAATTTTGGATGGAACCTTGTTATCACTCATTTTGGTTTTGGACATGACTATAATATAATATATTATTTGTTTATATTATATTATTCGTTTTTATTCTGTTTCAATTTTTTTTGAAATCTCTGAAAACGGATATTATACTAAATTATATCATAAATTATAAAGTGATTGATTTGTAGAAAAATTGATTTTAAAAATAACTTACAGATAAAATATAATAAATAAAATTTTATATTTGAATATACAACAACCTCGTTTAATTACAACTCGAATTAACAATGGCACGTTTCAACAACAAAAACTCAACCAAGACTTCTGTTTCAAACAAAACAAAGTTAAGAAAAAACAAAGATTCCGATTCCGATGATAGTTCAAATTCAGATGAATCTGAAACTATTGATGAACTTGACAGCGAAGAAGAAGAAGAAGAAGAGTCTGAATATGAAACTGTAAGTGAAACTGAAGAAGAGGAAGAAGAAACAACTGATTCTTCGTATCATCCTCCTCGTAAATCAAAACGTAATTCTAAACATAAATCAAATCGTAAATCAAAATATGAAGATGAAGATGATTCAGAAGACGATGAAGACGAAGATATTACACCACAACAAGTTAGAAAATTAGCATCGAAATTATTTCCATCCAAATATATAAAGGATAAAGTTAAAAGAGATGAAGAATTGCAAAGTAAAAAGAAGAGTAAATCCAGTAAAAAAGATAAGAATAAAAAAACAAAAAAAATGAATAAAAAGAGATATGAAGAAGAGGATGATTCTGAAGAGGACGAAGAAGAAGAGGATGATTATGAAGAGGAAGAGGACGAAGAACAAGATGAAGATGGTAAAAATATTAATATTATATTTGGGTTCGGAGGAGATTTTGATGAAGACGAAGAAAATGAAGAGGCTGCATTGGAAGATGAAAACGAAGAATGTGATAGTGATGATGAAAAAACGTTTATGAAAGAAACATATGTTCAATTAGAAATACCAGAAGATGTTAATAATGATAACAAAGTTTCGAATAAAGATAAAAAATACAAAAACAAAAAGTCAAAATCCAAAAAAGATAAGTCAGATAAAAATAAAACAGAAAACAGTGAAGATGATGAAACACGAGCAAAGTTTGAGAGTGAATATGCTGATTTAGTTGATATGAAAAAGTATTTAACGGATAAATTGCAAAAGAAGCCTAATAGTAAAATGTTATTAAAATCACTGGATAAATGTAAAGAGTCCATTCAAAAACTGATTAAAAAGACACGAACTAAAAATACAAAAGAATATCATAAGTTAATAAATGCACAAAAAAATAAATTTACAAGTGAAATTGATTATTTCAAGAAAAATTTTTCAAATAAGGAACAATTAAAAATAATGAATGATTTGAAAGAAATCAATAGTCATATTCAAATCGACAAACCATATAGAGTAGCATTATTGGAATCACAAATTCCTACAAAATACAAAGCTACTGTAATGCAAAAGCTGAATATGTTGAAATCAATGGATCCAAGTGATTCAGAGTATTATAAAATAAAGAATTGGGTAGATACATTTATGCGCATTCCATTTGGAAAGTATAAAGCATTGGATGTTAAACTATCTGATGGATTAGATCATTGTCATAATTTCATGGAAAATGCGATGGGCACATTGGATAATTGCGCATTTGGATTAAATGATGCCAAAATGCAAATTATGCAAATGGTTGGTCAATGGATAGCGAATCCATCTGCAATGGGGACAGCGATTGCGATCAAGGGTCCAATGGGAACTGGTAAAACTACATTAGTTAAAGAAGGTATAAGTAAAATATTAGGTAGAGAGTTTGCTTTCATTGCATTGGGTGGTGCAAGTGATAGTAGTTTCTTAGAAGGCCATTCATATACTTATGAGGGAAGTAGTTGGGGTAAGATAGTTCAAATTTTAATTGAAAGCAGATGTATGAATCCTGTAATATATTTTGACGAATTGGATAAAATTAGTGATACTCCGCGCGGTCAAGAAATTATCGGAATTTTAACACATTTAACGGATACAACCCAAAATTCTGAATTTCATGACAAGTATTTCTCAGACGTTAATTTTGATTTGAGTAAATGTTTATTTATATTCAGTTATAATGATGAATCGAAAGTTAATACAATTTTAAAAGATCGTATGTATCGCATTCAAACAAAAGGATACAACACAAAAGAAAAGATTACAATCGCCAATAATTATCTATTACCAAAGATTCGCGAACAAGTAAGTTTTAAAGAGGGAGAAGTAATCATCCCAACAGAGACATTAGAGTATATTATTACAAACCAATCAATGACCAAGAGTGAAGATGGCGTTCGTAATTTGAAACGTTGTCTTGAAATTATTCACACCAAATTGAATTTATTCAGATTGGTTAAATCTGAAAAAAACGTTTTTACAAAAGATATGGATATAAAAGTGGAATTTCCATTCACTGTAAGTAAAAAGGACGCTGATATATTTATTAAAAATGAGGAGACACAAAATCAAAGTTTATTAGCAATGTATGTATAAATGTATGTATAAATGTATTATTTGTAAAGTGAAATAAACCGTAAATTACATAATATGTTAATATCAAATAAAATAATATATTATGAATAATGATGAAATAATAAATGATTTACTAATTGCAGTTAGTTCAGCAAAAAAGTGCCTTAGTCTTATACCTGAATCCAGACAAACAACTGAATATAGTGATTTAATTAATAGATTAAACATTTTTTTATTGAAATATTGTTCTCATGAAATTGTCGAAGATTATATTGATTTAACTCCAGATAAAGGAAAAACCATAAAATACTGTCTTCATTGTATGAATACGTTTGATGTTTGATTTTTACATTTACATTACATTACATTACATAATTTGTATCAAATAGTATATAATTACATTTTCAATAGTAAAATAGTAATAGTATTGAAAATTTATTTATTTATTTAGGGTTGAACTACCAATTTGAAAATCTCCACCAGTTGAATTACCGCCTCTTGTTTTCAATAGGTTAAGCTGTTCTTTGGTTAAACATAATCCGCCTCTGGAGTTATGTAAGCCGGATGATCTAGAATCACATTGCAAACTACCAGGGGTTTGTCCAAAAGGGTCAATTGTTCTTTCATTTTCATAAGGAGATGGTTGTAATCCTTGGAAACCTTCAACCTTTTTAGGTTCTTCTTTCTTAGATTCATCTTTATTAGGTTCGGTTGTTTTTGGCTCAGCTTTTTTTGTTTCTTCCATTAACTTTGCTAATTCTTCTGCTAATTTTTCGTCATCTGTTTTAGGTTTTGGTTTATCTGTTTCAGATGATGATGATGATGATTCGGTTTTCTTATTATCACTATCGTTCTCCATACCTTCGTAAACAAATTGCTTAGAGAAAATGGTACTTGGTGAATATGGCATTACTTCTACTGCAAAATATGACAATGATAACATAATTACGATTACAAGAACAACTGCTAAAATAACTAATTGAGTTGTGATTTTCATTTTATTATATATACATAGTAAGATAAAAATATAGATTTTTGCTATTGCTAAATCTAATATCCCAATTTATCTAAAATTTCTTGTGATTTTTCAAAATTAGAATTTAATGGTCCTGCTGCGTCCACTTTTATTTGAATTGGCTTAACTTTATTAAAATCGAATTTTTTTGCATATTTCTTTATAAAATCCGAATTATTCATGATAGTATCATAAATAGAATTATATAATTTATGAATTGGGTCAATTACTACAGTTAATGTTGGTGTTATGTATGCAATATTGATTTGATATTGTAAATTTTCCATAGTTTTGGTCAATCCATTAACATATGTGCTTATACGTTTGGAATATAAATCATAAATTGTATTCATAGATACAACATTTGCTAAATGCATTTTATTCGTTTTCTTAATAGTATCTTTAAGGTTTTCAATCGTAGTTCTGGTATTTATATATGTATTCTGTAAATCTACCATCATATTTGCATTTGTTTTTATTAATTTTGTTTTATAATTTTCATATTTATCACGCAAATTATCTACATCATTATTATATTCATTTAATTCATAGGTAATAGGTCGAAGTTTTTCAAATAAGACTAAATTTAACATTTTATAAACTGTATCCATTAAAGTATCTCTGCTATTTCCCATAAAAATAGATCTAAAATCAGGTGGCATATCAGAGTGTTTATTAACCTTAATCATAATGTTAGAATATAATTTAAAAAAAATAAATAATGCAATTGCTAATATAATATATGATAGGTATATGTTAGTATAATTTAATTTTGAATATGATATAGGATTTGAATATGTTATGGTTTGTAGGTTATCCATATATATATTTATATATATATAGATACGTTTTTTACTCTGTTTTGCGCGTTATTCAATATTTTCTGTTTTAGATGTAGATAATGGTGAAACAACACTGTTAAATGCGTTTATCATTTTTGATAATGAACTATCTTTTAATGCCTGTGTAGAAGTTATGGCACCATTATTCATATTTGTGCTTAAAACAATCGCGCCGAGAATTTTACTAAGAGCATTTTTAACATACAATATATTTTGTTGAATACCCGATGTCGCATCAAATAACTGTGAATTAATCGAACTACCCATATCCCCTGCATTCTTTTTAGATGTAGCTACTTTCATATTCAATTCATCTATATCGTTATTAATGTTAATTATTTTTTTATTCACTGGCTTTAATGATTTATCAATTGTTTCTTCTTGGCTTAATTTGATACATTCGTCTAATGTTTTTTTACTATCTTTACCAAATAAAGGTGCTACATAAAATGCGCCACTTTTACATTTTACACTATCCCAATTTGTATATACATGAAGATAGTACATAATAAACCAATATGTGAAAAATATAATAAATATTACTAAAAGAATAGATGTTGTTTTTAATTTAGGCTCTAAATAATAAAATTTATTTGTAGGATTCATTTACTTTACTATATAATAATAATATAGTTAAAAAATTACACATTACACATTTGATATTTTTGTAAGGTTAATCAAATAACAATTATAATTATATATTTATGATAACGTATATTTAACACGTAAAATACATAAAAAGGTTATACTTATACTATATATAGAATGAATAACGAAGACCGTTTAAATTTGAAGAAGTTGATTAATGAAACAGAATGCGAAAATAACACTGATAATATTCGCAAACTAAAGCACAGTTCGCTTATTCGTAATGATATTATGAAAATGCAAGAGTTAAAGAAAAAACATGCACGTGTAAGGAAAAATGAACCAGACCGTTTCTTAAATTTATGTCAATCACAATGTAGATTTCTATTTAATAATTACACTGATATTTTTCATAAAGTATATAAGGACGAACTGGATTTCAATATTATGGGAAAATTGCTCGACGTTCTCAAAAAAATAGAGGATGGTTTAGTTGATCAACATGAAGGTTCTGTAATGGTTGGAACTATTTTAAAGGAATTGTACGTAGACTCTGCAATGAAACGAGGCCAAAATATCGAAAAAACGATTGAACCCACACCACCACCTGTATACACTGAAGGAAAACAAATATCTTGGAAACAGTATAAACAAATCAAAGAATAACCCACCGATTGTTTGTAAATAATAATTATAATTTCTTAACTATAATTATTCGTAAAACCTAATTTGTAGCTTTATTCGAATATTTTTGTGATATACTAGGTATAGCTACATCGTATGGTATATTTTGGATATAACTATCAATATTGAATGGTTTCAATTCTGCAAAATATTCAGGTTTCATAGACGAATCCAATAATAAAATTTCACTATCCATTATTTTATATTCCATATTTGTTAAATTTAAATAAAATTTTGGTTCTAACATAAAAGACCGAATACGTCCAAATCGTATTAATTCGTCAGATAAACGAATATAATATGTTTTTTCATTATCTGAACCTATAATCAAATTTAATTTTGGAATTTTTATAACACATGAACCGTCTGCATTTGATACACAATATGCTTTATCTCGGCAATTAATATAACAATTCGATATCTCTTTTAATAATTGAATACGTTCTTTTTCTATATCTTGAAACAAAAATGAATCCTTTGAAATGGTTTTTAAAATCGTAGCTATTTTTTCCAGTTTTTCTTTATAAGAATATACTTGTGAATTTAAAATAGAGATAATATCTAATTTATGTTTTCTATTCTCATATTGAGATAACAATGTGCGTATTGTAGTTCGAAAAACTGAATAAAATTGGCTTTCCAAGTCTACATTGCGCATTGTTTTTACACGTTCTTCGTCATGTGGTTGGCGTGTTGTTATATGTTTATCGGCTTCAATATAATCTGAACCATTAATTAATTCCAGACCATCATCAATAATTACATTATTTAGTTCAATAGAAGGATTTATTTTTATAAATTGATTTGTATCAGTAATAATACCTATAACCATATATTTATTTGATAAGCTGTCGTATTCTACAACTTTTTGTTTAGGAACGCAATTAATTTTGCTTTCAGTTATTTCATTCACTTTTAATAACAATTTTATTGTGGTGTCATAATCATTCCACATATAAGAATAATCGAAAAATTCCATATCGATATCGATATCTTCCATAATAGAAGATGGAGAACAAGGTATAAATATAGAACCCGAACCTTCTTCTACACTTACATTAACAATAAAACCTACTAATTTCGAATTATAATTTACAATCTGTTTTTCAATTATGATATTATCTTTATATTTTTCAATTATTTTTAGTATTTCTTCTCCTGTTTTATTGCGTTTAAATTTATACAATCGAGGCAGCAAGCTTACTTTTGGTTTGCAATAATTATCTGTATAAGTTTTTACAACTTCGAGAACTTGTTTTATCATATTATTTTCTTTAACTGATTTTTTATAAAATAACTTCATCTCGTGGTGTTCTCCGTCTTTATTCTCAAATAAATATACAGGTTCGTAAAAATCACCTTGTTTGATTATAATCATTGTTCCTTTTTTATCATCATATTTGTTTTCATTATAATAGTTAGTTGGACATAATAATTCAATTGAATCTTGTTCATATATATTTAAAATAATAATATTAATACCACGTTTTAATAACTTTGAATTTGGTTGAGATAATATATCCCATATATACGTATGGTCTATATGAGACGATTCATCTATCAAGAAATTTAAAAAATTCTCATAGGATGCGATTGTTTCTTTTAAGAATGAAATCTCATATTTGTTTTGAGGATCATTTTCTAGAATAATTTGGGCAAAATCAGAATCTTTGTATTTCTCAACATTAATATCATTTTGTTTATAATTTTTTGGCTTAAATATGGATACCAAAGAACCGTTTTGGTATTTAATAAACATATCTAATGTAATTGCATTATAGATAATAGTACGCATTTGAATTATAGTTGGAGTTGGTATATCATTATCAGATGCATAAATATCGGCTATACACCCTATAAAAGATTGATTTATAGTCTGTTCAACGCCATAACGTAATAAACATGGGGTATTTGGTTTAATCGTGGACGGATTTGTTTTAACTACATATTTCCTATTATCTATTTTAAAAAAAGATTGGGCAGCGAGTGGTAAAAATCCCCATCGACTTTGTTGAACAGGGTATTTATTTGCATCAACTACATAATTGCTGATTCTTACAGTTCTTTCATCTTGTTTTTCTTGTTGGCGTTTAAAACAACAAGGAACTGAATATCCATCTGGATGCTTATCTTTTTGCAATTTAGGATAATGTGGTATATATTCTCCTTTTTCATTTAAATGTTCTCTTGGAGCATTGAATTCATATATGAAAGCACCTTTTGGTATGACCGAGTTTTTTTTTGGAATTATAGCATTTGGATTTGTTTTTAATATTTCATCAACTTCTTCTTGCGTTAAACTTACATTGGATTTAAATGACCAATATCTAGGACATATATACCAGTATGGATTATTTGGATCAGACCCGTATTGAATGGCTGTTGTATAAGAACCTTTATGATTTTTATCAATGTTTTCTTTTTCAGCATTATTTAATATAACTGGTTGGCGTAATGCGGCTGGTGGGCATACTCCTGAATATCGATTGTATTCACCAACTTCTGTTTTTAATATAAGTTTTGGGTCTCGTTCTTCAATTCTACGTTGAAATGGATTTGGATTTTTTAATTTTTTTCCTTCTACGTTAATTTCTAAGTCATCTGGGCCTTCGCCACCTTCAATTTCTTCTTCCTCCTCATCGACATCCATACCGAAGACTGATGGAGATGCAGATTGATTTTTTGTATCGTTTATTGGTGATGTATTTTCATCAACGTCCATTCCGAAAAAACTGTCATCGGCAGATTCATCTGATTCGATGGACTCTTTCTTTTGTGTTGTTTCAACTGAATCTTCTTTAAAAAAATCACTGTCAATACTATTATTATTGAAGTCAATCGCTTGTGGAATAACCGGCGCGATTGCGACTATATTTTGAATATTTGTTTTATCTACATCTTCATAATTAATTTTCTTTTTACAAACAGATTCGATATGTTTTAAGCTTACTTCACTGCTATTTGGTGCCTGATATATTCGCAATATACTATCAAAATAAATAGATAAAACTTCGATATATTCAATTGCGTTTATATTAGATACTTCTAATTTCAGTTTATTTTCTATAGGAAATAACTTGATTGATACAGGGAATCCAAAATTTTCTATTATTTTATCATTAAACATTATATGGCCTTTGAAAAAATCGATTACTCGGGTTTTTGCATCTTGTTGGGTTAAATCAAATTCATTCATTAATGCTTGTATTATATTATCTCCTGCTTCAGTTAATTTATTTTTTTCGATTGTAATAAATTCATCAATCGGATCCATTTCTTGATAATTTTCTACACGTTTGAAAATTAATTTTGCACCGTCCGCACCGGATATATTCGTATCTTTTATAGCAAAAATACTTGATATGCAACTTTTATATTTTTCCAGGTCCATTTTTTTCGTTATTGAAATACTCGATGTATATTGAATGTTATTGATAATAATGTAATTATCATGTAATGTAGCGAATCGACGAATTGAATATCCAGTTTTATTTAAAAATTCATTTATATTATCAATGACTGGATTTAATACTTGTAATAGTATTTGATTTAATGACGTAGTAGTTATTGGTGATAATAAAGATGATTGTATTTGTACATTTCCATCACGGTTAAAATGGATATACAATTGAATTGGAGAACCTTCAAATATGGTTTTAATTAACAATGAAATATTACCCGATTTTCCAATTTCCTTTGAAAGTTTTAATATTTCAGAAGAAGGTAAATATGGAATTTTTTTACCATTTTTAGATAATTTTTCACTATATAATCTATAGATGTTCTCACGTCTAAATCCAGGATTGTATTTTATAAATGGGATTTCTTTTGTAGAATGAATATTTTTAAAGATAGCATCTAATGGTAATAAATTAACAAATTCCGTTTTGATTGTTATATTAAATGATTGTATTCCACTATCAAAATACGAGAACTCTGAGTCGGATTTTTTTGAATTGTATATATCATAAAACATATCAACAGTTTCATATAATTTCCACGTATCATCAGTAATGTTTTTTTTTGTATCTTCTAATAAATATTGTCTCTGTTCAAGCAATGTAGATACATTTGTTATATTTTCTTTAAACAAAAATGGAAAATACATTTGTGATACTAACGAAGTATCTATGTTGTTCTGGTCGGCGTATTCGAATACATCTTCCGCAAAGCAAACATAGATAGTATTATTTATTGGAGAACCAAAATTAAAAAATAACGAATTTTCAAAAGAAAAGAGAGTACTTGTATTAATTGTATTATCGGATTCTAATTGAAATGGATTTGATACAAATAAATAATCATGCTCTTTTTCAAATTTTTGACCAAATGGTATACATATAGTGTGTTCTCCTGATAGTTCTATCAAATCTTCATAAGTATAGGTATCAATCGAATTTTCAGTTTCATCAATATTTATGTTTTTTGCAAATTGTCTAAATTTTTGTTTTGTAAAAATTTCTTCATCATTTTTTGTAATGGATTTATATATATTTAAGATCGGCAGTTCTTTTGATATTTTTGAGAACAAATACAATTCTTTGTAAGATACATTCGATAATTCTTTTAATATCTTGTTTTTAATTACACGTATAGAATCATCTATATGAATTTGTTGCTTAGAAAATATTATTTCTGGTTTATCGTGATTTATTTTTTCCAATTCTACATTACTAAATAGTTTATCTAATTCTACTTTATTCGAGCAAATAATTACTTTTGTAATTTTATTATTTAATCCTAATATACAGATCTTAACTATTTTTGAAATATCCATTCGTATATAATGATATTATATAATATGCATTATGTTTTTTATAATTATATTATTTTATGATATACAAAGTAATATACTCTATTATATAAAAATCATTTTTACATATTTGTAGGTAATCCTCCATATAAATTTGTACGAGAATACATTTGTATTTTTTTTTTACTAAGGTAATAACTCATAAATGAAAATGTGGATTGATGTGGTGTAATAATATAATCACATTTACCCAATAAACTAAAATCAATCAATTCATTATTCTCAATTGATCCTGGAGATATATGTATATCACTAATATTACTGAATTCAGATTTATTTTTAAATTCATTTATAAAATCTCTTACCCATGATATATCATTTTCCTGTGTATGGTTGTCCAAATGCGATTCATATAGATCTTTTCTAATACCACCTGTGAATAATAATAATGTTATTTTACTTTCTGTTTTCATTATAGAATTTAAGGATTCATATACAAATTTTTTCTCAATTTCATTGAAATCAGTTATATTATTATTATAATCATTATAATGATTTATTACTTTCAGTAGATCTCCTCTTCTGAAATGGATACCTACTAATTTATAATCATCTTTTATAATAGAATTCAAAAAATTATTACTACAATTATTGATATAATCGTCTTTAATACACAAATCATTTCTTATTATATCGATATTTTCTTTAAAATATTCAACATTTTCAAAAAATCCTATTATCATCGTGTTATCATTTATATCAAATATTGTTTTATCAAAAAAATTACTATCTATTGGTTGATTGTATTGGTAATTATAAATAGTGAATGGGTGTACTTCCGGAATATTAAAATAAGGCAATAAAACACTTTGTCCATGATCTGAAAAATCTTTATTGATATAAAAATTATACCCTTTTTTTATAGATATGTTTCTTAATGTAGCATATTGAAATAATTGATTACCTAATCTTCCTTTCAGATAAATAGTTATTGTCATTAAACTTATAATATAAAAAATATAATAAAATATTCTTTATATAATAAAATATTCTTTATATAATAAAATATTCTTTATATAATAAAATATAAAAATATAATAAAATATAAAAATATAATAAAATATAAAAATATAATAAAATATAAAAATATAATAAAATATAAAAGTAATAAAATAAAAATAATGAGTAATTTATATGATATTGTAATACCAATCGGGCCATCTGATTCAGACCAAATAAATGAACAATTGAATTTCACAAAAAAAAATATTATCGGATATAGAAATATATATTTAATATGCTATGACCTCAGTATTAAAATTATTGATAAAAATATTATTATGATAGATGAAAAATCTTTTCCATTCACAATAAAAGACGTAGAAAAATATCATTCAAAATATGATAGAAACGGCTGGTATTTACAACAATTATTGAAATTATATGCTGGATTGGTAATACCCGGAATATTAGAGCGTTATCTCGTAATTGACGCAGATACATATTTTTTAAAACCCACGGTTTTTGTAGAAGATAATAAATGTTTATATAATACCGGTAATGAATATCATATACCATATTTTCAACATATGTTAAAACTATATCCATCTATGGAAAAACAAATACAAGAATCTGGAATTTGTCATCATATGATTTTTGAGAAAAAGTATATTAACCAGTTATTTTCTATGATAGAAGAATATAATAATAATACAAATCATAATTCAGGCAATTATCAATATTTTTGGCAAATATTTTTAGAAAAGGTTAATCCAGAACATTATGGAATGACATATATAAATATGTCAGGTGCGTCGGAATATGAATTATATTTTAATTACATGTTAAAATACCACAATGATAAGATAAGAATCCGCAAATTGGAATGGGCAAATGTGTCAAATAATCCAAAAAACTATACACTATCAAAATATCAGTATGTATCATGGCATTATTATAGACGCTAACAATTTTTAGATAAAATATATAAAACTATAATTATATATAATATTCATATACAACTATGAATATTATATTAGTTTGCACTGGGAATTTTCAAGATTATATATTAACAAATGTACGTCAATTAATTCGATTAAACCATGAATCGATATATGTAATTACAAACGAACATTTTTTTAAAAATTTTGACGAATACAAAAATAAAATAAAATTAATTTCATGCGAATCATTACATGATAGATATCAATATGAGACAAAAACACAGATGGATAAAAATTTTAGAAATGGATTTTGGTTATTAACCTCGTGTAGATTTTTTTATATATATGCATTTATGGCATCTACACAAATGACAAATGTAATACATTTGGAAAATGATGTTCCTATTTATTACAATTGTAATATTTTATTGGATAAGTTAGAAAAAACAAAAATGTATTTACCATTTGATGCATATAACAGAACAATTGCAAGCATTGTATATATACCGAATCATATAGTGTTTGGTAATATATTAGATAAATATGATTTTTATAAAAACGATATGGAAAATTTTGTATCTATTAAACGCCAATTACCGCATTTAATTAATCACTTTCCAATATGTATTCCGAATGTTCAATTTTCACAAGAACAACATTATGTTTGTAAAAATTTTGAAACATTTAATTGTATATTTGATGCAGCGGCGATCGGCCAGTACATTGGCGGCGTAGATCCTAGAAACATTCAAGGAGATAGTACTGGATTTATAAATGAAACGTGTGTAATAAAATACAATAATTATCCTATAAAATGGGTAGAACAAGAAATGAATAATGAAAAAATAAAACGTCCATTCATATTAATTGATGGAAATACAATACCAATATTTAATCTACATATTCATTCAAAAAATTTGCAAAAATTTATATAAATATCCAATTTTTTATACAACTAACACATTATATTGTATAAATCATATATATTCATATATATAATAATTTACATATATGATTTATAAAAATTATAAACCTACTTCAAATCATAATATGGACTATCATGAATTTTCATAGAACAGTATTCTTTTGGTTCTTTTTTATAATCTTCAGGATCGTGTATTCCGGCTTCTTTTGCATTTTCTAATAAAAATTTGAAATTTTGCCAGAATTCAGATTTATGCCCGACTGATTTTGTCATTACATGAGACAATTCATGGATTGCTACAAAGGTAAGTGTATGCTCGTCGATTAAATTACTCGAATCAGCCTTTTTCTTATTCAAACAGAATGCTAGCTTCTCACCTTTATTTTCGCTATATGCAGTATATTCACTGGTTGGAAGGGTTTCTGACACTTTTTTAGGGTTAAAGCCTTTAACTAATCGTTGAACGTTTTCTTGATCAGTATATTTATGTCCAACATATTCTACTAACTTTTTACATTTTTCAGTTATTGTAGCAAGTAGATTTGCAGCAGCTTTCATATTCGCTCGTTCTCGAACACAATATTTATTACCATCTACAGTTGATACTATACATTTTAATTGAAAAGTATCAGTATCAAAGTATATATATAAACATATGATAACAACAAACGCAATTAATATATATCCTAAAATATCAGCTTTTGACATATATAATAATATGTTATTTTATTTTACATTGCTGAATATTTCATTCCGTCCTTCTGGGTGGCATTACAATATTTATCATCGGTTATTGACTACGAAGAACATGAATCTGCAGGTGCGGATTTAACTCTTCGTTGGTTTAACTAATAATTTTTTCACATTGTTCTTTGATTTTATTTAAGGATGGTAAGTTTTCACTAACAATGCATACATTCATATTTTTTTTGTTAAAATACCGCTTAATTACAGTTTCAATATCCTTTTTTGTAATATTTTTATAAAATGTATCGTATATTTTTGAATATGGAACTATTTTTTCACTTGGGTATACCATCAGTTTTTCACCATTATGTAATGCTAAGTTTTCATTATCTTCTAAATCAAGTTCCATATCACCTTTCAAATATTTTTTTGCTAATCTCAATTCATCGTCTGTAATTCCGTGTTTTATCAATTCATTGATTAATTTAATAATCAATGGTAATACTCCCATTTTTGAACCATTTTTCATTATTTTTGTAGAATCAGTTTCAGCATAGAATACAAATTCACCTAATAAATCATAATAATCATCAGATGCATAAGAAGTGTATGTTAATCCATTTTCTTCGCGCAATAACATGAATAATCGAGAGCTCATTGGCCCACTTAATATTACTTTTAACAATCCTAAAGCATATTTATCACAATAATTTGTTCTAAATCCAATCGTTATATGACCAGTTGTAATTTCATTTTGTTTTTGGATATTATATTGTATTTCATTCTGTGGTAATACAAAAGAATATACTGGGTATTTATTCGGTATTTGAATTTGTTTTACATTTTGTTTTACGAAAAATGTTTTTTCAATCATTTGTTTAATATGATTGAATTGTAAATTGGATACTATACTCAATACCATTTTATTGGGTTGATAAAAGTAATTATACATATCTATGACTGTTTTATAATCGAAATTACCTTTATGGTACTCTATGGTATCTACTGGAAAAGCATAAGAACTGCCATTATATAGTAATTTATCTAAGTTTTCAAATAAAATTTCTTCTGCGTCATTAACATCTTTCATATTCTCTTCAATTACTACTTTATCTTCTTTCTTGTATTCAGTTTTATTGAAAGTCGAATTTAATAGCATATCCGACATTATATGAATACTATTTTCAACATATTCATTACTGCATTTTATAGTATAATATGTATATCTCTTACCAGTTGTAGCATTTAAATATGCGCCTATTTTATCATATTCAATAAAAATATTTTTAGGCATTGGAATGTTTTTTGTTCCCTTAAAACACATATGTTCAATAAAATGAGATACTCCACGAGTTTCATTGTTTTCATAAACTGAACCAATATCACATAATACTTCTATACATGAAATTGGTGTAATATTTGGCAATTTCTCATAAACAACTCTAAATCCATTTGGATATGTAATTGTTTTTATAGTCATTATAATAATTAATTAGTATCAGTGTAATTATTATATTATAATACGATATTTTCTGTTCGTTTATCTTGGACCATAACCGATTTCTAAAGGTGTGCGGGCAAAATCTGGTTCAATTGTACTTTGGTTCCATGGACCAATATCATTTTTTGGGATAATAGGATCAGAACGTTCTTGTAAATTGGCATTGCGTAAAGTTTGTCCAATTGTATCTAAACCAATGTGGTATCCGGCTTGTAATAAATCAGGCATGGCAATATTTCCTTGGTTTAATGTGTTTAGTTCTCCCCATTTGTTGTTAGTATCAACTGGTAATAATTCACTTGGATTAGCTACTGGACGAAGAGCATATCCACTGCCAGTTGGAGCAGCAGATGCAGCAAGTTCAGGACTTGATTCATATGATAAAATAGTAGGAGCTTGCATTACTGGTTCGTCTTTTTTAGGTTGTTGAGGAGAACCGTCTTCCATACCATAAATACTAGATACCTTGGATGTACTGTATGAATGTAAAACAAATCCTAAAATAAGGAATACAATAAGAATAAGTAAACGTTGAGGTGTGAAGAATTTTGAAAATCCACGTTGAATATCTTTCAAGAACATTCTGTTTATATAAACGGTGGATAAAATATTTCTATTCTTATTTTATTTTTGCTAAATAATTGCTTGTATTATATTTTGTATTATTTATTCTAAATCTAGGTTTTCATCTTCAAAATCACTATCATCATTTAACTCATCTAACATGTATGTATTTTTTATTCGTTTTGCTTCTAAATAATTTGATAACGCCATTTCTTTTGCTAATTTTGCTTTTCGTAATGCTTCTCTATACATTTCATAATAAACATCATTCCTTTTTTTCAAGAATACAGGTTCATTTTCTCCTATTTTTTCTAAATTTAAATCAACTTCTTCGATTAATTCTCTTGTTGTTTTTTCTAAATTAATGTTTTCAATTGGACTTGAGATTTCTTCTTTTTGTTCAATTTCATCATTCACTTCATATTTATCAAAAGTGATATTATGGTTGGAATCCTCATTATTTAGTATTTCAGATGACGACGGTTGAATATTTTCGTCATCGCTTTCGTTTTCTACAGTTTCAATTACAAGTGTAGTATTATTTTCTATATTTTTCGTTGTGTTATTGTTGTTCTCTATCAATTTATCAGATTCTTTTATTTCTAAAGATTCCTTCACTAGTTCTGATTTTTTCGTTAAAATGCATTTTTCAAATAGATCAACTTTATTTAATACTAACATCTGTTTCATCTCTATTTCTATCTGAAAGCTTCGTGAAGAACATTTAATACCTTGTATTTCTAAAATTGTCGCTACATTTTCATTTTCTTTAATTGTCTCTATATCTATAATATTTTCGTTTTCGTCATATACTTTAAAATTGGTTTTGCCTAAAGCTGTTGGTATATTTGTTCTTACAATATAATATTTACCGGATTTGTATATTTTCAATGGACTGGTGAATGAATTCTCAATGTCATGCTGATCTAATTCAGTCTCAAGCCATTTTTCTCGATTATTGTAAATTTGTTTTTGACTATAATTCTCTAAATTTTCTAACCAGCGTATAAAATTTTCATTTTCATTTGTGAACATTAAATCGCAGTATGCACGTTTTCCAGTCTTAACAATGCCTTGCTTAACTTTACATTTAGGCGGTTGAATATAAAGCGGAATTTCATTCATAGAATATTTAATAAAATGATTACCACCGGATACTACAATAGGACTCGTTAGAATTAATTTATCGAATTCGAATTTATCATTTGGGTCGTGTATACCGTTCATTTATTTTTTATATATACATTTTTTACATCGTTATTACGAACAAATCGTGATAAGTATATAAAATTGATTTATTTTGTATTGTATTTTGTATTTAGTTAAATCAAAATGACAACTAAAACTAATATATACGATAATCTAGAAGAAGTGTTTGATGAAAAAACAACAAACAATGTTATTAGAAAAGCTAACAAAAAATTACGAGAGATCGCTTCGTTAAAACAAAAATTATATTTAACCGAAGAAGAAACGAACAAAATTGCAAAAGAAAAATTTTGGAAATCATTCCTTCCTCCAAAAAAAAAGCTGATTACAAAAAATAGACATAATATTGGTTGTGGGTTTGGTTTTGAATTACCACATAATATGAATAATATAGAATGTCCAATATGCTTGAACGATATACCATATAATAAAGCAATTCAAACAAATTGTAATCATGTATATTGTAATGATTGTGTGTATAAAATAATCGAAAAAACCGAAAAAAATCACAGTATAAATTGTTCATTATGTCGCGGTAAAATAAAGAAATATTATTTTCAAGATGAATATGATATGTGTAATATTATGCACTTATTAGCATATAAGAAATAAATCTCGTTATTATTTATTCATTATTTTCTATTTTGTTTGTAGTATACGTTTAAATGGCAAAAAGTATTAAAGATACATGCATTGAATTTTTCAAAAATGAAGATACAAAGCGTGAAATAAAAGATATAGTTAAACCTTTATTTAACTTTATTTATAATGAAATATACATTTATTTATTGTTAATTTGCATTTATCATATATTTTTCTTTTTTATTGTTTTAGTTAATTTATATTTGTTATTGAAGTTATTATATAAAAACAATAAATACAATTGATTTGATTTAGCAAAAAAAAAAATACAAGTAAATTAAAATATATTCATATTATATATTTATAACATGCCAAGAAACGTTTCAAGTAAGAGAACTCGCAAAAACTTACGCATAGCTGGTGGTGCCGGAGCATCTCAATATGCCGAATATGTATTCGGTGGTCCTGACGCACAAAAAGCCATCGGAGCTGGTTCAAATGTAATTGCTACAACTGATCCTACTGGTTATACTCCTGATGCAGTTGGTGTTAAAATGCCAGAAGTTAAAGGTGGTAGTCGCAAATCAAAGAGAGGTGGTAAAGGTATGCTTACTGATATCGCTGTCCCTGCGTTATTACTATACGCAAACACTGCAGTAAAAAGAAGATCAAATAAAGTATATGGAAATAAAAGTGCAAGAAGTGCAAGAAGTGCAAGAAGATATAGAAAATAAATAATTTTATTGAATAAATTTCATGAATAATATGCTATTCATGAAATTTTTTGTGTTATCTAAATATTATGTTATTATAATCCTAACATGTTCCATATTGATTTTTCTTTTGGTTTTTCTTCTCGTTTTATTAAAGGCATTTCATCGTCGTCGTCGTCGTCGTCGTCATCATATTGTCTGGTAAATACTTGTTCAGATTTGTGTGTTTTTTCATAATGTTTTACTGCATTTTTAAAATATTCTTCAGCTTCATGTAGTAATCCAGTTAAAGATTCTTTATCATTATAATTATTATTATATTGCATCTCAATATCATTAAAATTATTAGTTGATAATATACTACTACTGCTACTAGTACTATCAGATGCGTGCATATTTCTATATACTATAATACTACCAATTAAAAACCGTAGTTGTGATTTCATACTATTAAATAGTTTGGGGCTTTCAAACATAATAGGGTTTTCCAAATCATCCTTGACCTTAGCAATAACTTTTTTTATCTTTTCTCTTTGGGTTGCTTCATTTATTGCACCACCTTTTTTTGACTTTTTTACAAGTTTTCTATTTTTTTTCTGAGTATTTCTAATTTTCTTACGACGTGAAGTTTTACGCAAATTCTTGATACTTTTCATAGTTTATATTATAATATATATATATAGATATAAACTATGAACTAAATATACTAAATTATATAATATGGAAATAAAAGTGCAAGAAGAGCAAGAAGATATAGAAAATAAATAATTTGTTTATTGTTGAAAATAGTTATGTAATTTTGTACAAATTTCCTTAAGAATCATGAGGAAATTTATATCGTATAACCCAAAAAACCAATTGTAATATTAGTTAAACCCAAACATTTTAAATAATGATGATTTCTTTGGTGTTTTATTATTTTCTTTCTGCAGTAAAGGGGTTTCTAAATTGTCATCATCGTCATTATTATTCTTAATAATTGCGGATGTTGATACAGGTTTATTTTTGTTTTGATAATATTCTACTGCTATGTCAAAATCAGATTCAAGTTTAGATAGTAATTTATTTAATGAAGATTTATCATTATAATTTTTAAGAATATCTTCTCTGCGATCGTTTCCATATTCATAATACTGTTTGTATAATTGATCGTTTAGTTTTGTTGTAGCAATATTATAAGCGAACACATTTTGATATATTACAATAGCAGTCAGTAATTCTAATATTCGAACTTTTAAATCATCAATCGATTCAGTTGCACTTTTATCTTTAAACTCGTAAATAAGTTTTCCAATGTTTATTCTATGTTTTTCTTCTAATTCAGGTGTAAATCCTCCTTTTTTAATTTTTTTATAAGTTTTTCTATTGGATTTTTGTTTTTTAGATTTCATGGATTTTCCGGTTCTTTTCTTTTTTCTCCCCCCACCAGATTGTAAATCATGTTTATATGAAGTCATTTCTATTATAATATATATATATATATAGATAAAAATAACTAAATGCAAGTAACAATACATACAAAAGAAAAAGAAGAATTCGTAGAAAATATAAAGAAATGGGCGATATTGGATTCACAGTTAAAAATAGTTCATGAAAAAACGAAATCTATGCGTGAAATGAAACACAATCTAAGTTCTCAAATATGCAATTATATTACAGAAAATAATTTACAAAATAAAAAAATTCAAATAAGTGATGGAACATTGCAATATCATGACAAAAAAGAATATCCACCACTTACATATGCATATATAGAGAACTCGTTAAACAAAATAATACCAAACGAAGAACATGTTAAATATATTATTCAATATTTGAAAGAAAATCGTGAAGTGAAAAGTTCTCCGGATATTCGGAGAACTTGTCCTAAATAAGGTATCTGTATTATATATATTTGGAAAAGTACAATATGACTGATATTTTGCCTTTAGAATTCCAACCATCTTTTTTAGAAAAATCGATCTTCTCAATTAAAGGTGGAGATTCAGAAAATACATCAGAAGAAGAAGAATATCATAAAGAGGTAGGTGAATTTCGTGGAGGATACCCAATTCAGTTTTCAGATAATATTCACGGCGGTGGTGGTGGTGATTCTAAAAATAAAATCGTCGAAGGTTTATCCAAGATTAAGCATTTATCAGTGCCTTTAGGGTTAGTTGTTAATAGTTATAAAAACAGTGGTATTAAATATATTGAACCTACTGAATTGATTGAATCAATTCAAGATAAAAAATTCAACGAAATATTCGAATTAACTCAATACAGGAAAAAAAATACAACAAAAAAGAACAATGAAAAAATAATGAACAAACGAAAAACAATTCGTAAAAAAATTGATCCTTCAAGTTTCAATTAATAGATAATAGTTATAAAATTAGTATCTATTATGATTACATCATCATCATCATCATCGAGTGAATTATCGGATTCTGATAAAAAATGGGCGTGTTATATTGCTGGGATAGTATGTATACTACTAATATTATTGATATTGTTTATATAACTGTTTAGCGAGATTTAACGGCTATTGATCAATTTTTTATAAAAACTTACATATGTATTTTGTAATTTATCAAATTTCATATTAAATTTACCGTTTATCTTATCCAATGGTATGCTTTCTATAACAGCCATGTCTTGTTTAACTGTATTTTTCATCATTTCGGTTGTAATATAATTACCAACCCAATTATAAAATACATTAAATACATTTGTATCATTATTGGTTCTCCAAAAATTACGATATGTCTTAACATACAACTCAGTGAAGGTTTCATTTACTGGCAAAGCAGATGTAATAACAGTGCTTATGAAATCTCCAAAAATAACACGAGCAACCGTAGTATGGGGTAATATGAATTCGTTTTCTATAGTAAGTTCTTTCACATTAAATAGTTTACTGGCAATTGAATCTTTACCCGATTTATAAGTATAGGTAGTTTTATAGTGAAATGGATAATCGGTGATTGGATGAGGAGGCACTTCGGTAATTGGTGCAGGTTGTATTTTATTTCCAAATGTATGAACAAATCCAATATGCATTACATCCAATGAATTTTCACTTACGACCCTGCCATAACTACGGAAATCCTGTTTTATTTTAATATTTGAAAAAGTATTGTTATTTAATTCTGGTTCTTCAAACACTCGATACTCGTTTGGTTTATAGAAAACATTACTAATAGTATTCATATGAAGCCATCCACCAGATTCTAATATTTTATATGTATCTATATTTTGACATGCAGTATTTGTAAAATTCAAACCGGGAACAACCACGAGAACACCTTGATTATTAAATTGATACCCGTGATATGGACACATTACATTATCATTTATAATACGCCCTTTTGATAATGCTACACCTCGATGGCTACAAGCATCGTCCATAGCATAATATTCGCCGGATTTTTTCCAAATTAAATAATTTTTGTTCCATATTGTTTTTTTGTATAATTTATTTTCAGCGAATTTTTTGGCTTCTCCGATTACATACCAATTCAAATTGTATTTAGTATCACTATCCAAT